GACGATGAGACTTACAAGGGGTGGCACTTTACCAGTTATGACAACCCACTCCTCGACCCTCACGAAATTGATACAGCAAAGAAGTCAATGTCGAGCTACGCCTTTAGACAAGAGTTCATGGCCTCATTTGAAGCAAGAGGCTCCGAAATGTTTAAAGAAGACTGGGTACAGTACGGAGAAGAACCCGAAGTAGGCGACTACTACATTGCTGTTGACTTGGCAGGCTTTGAAGAAGTAAACAAGAAACGGACGAAGAATACAAAACTTGATGAAACCGCAATCGCTGTTGTTAAAGTTAGTCCTGATGGTTGGTACGTTGATAACATTATACATGGGCGGTGGAGCCTTGACGAGACTGCCACCAAGATATTTCAGGCCGTTAGAGACTACAGACCCATCAGTGTTGGTATTGAAAGAGGGATAGCAAAGCAGGCGGTTATGAGTCCCCTGATGGACTTACAGAAGCGTTACGGCACGTTCTTTAGAGTCGAAGAGTTGACCCACGGCAACAAGAAAAAGACCGACAGGGTTATGTGGGCACTACAGGGACGCTTTGAGAACGGTTACGTATCTATTAACAAGGGTGAGTGGAACAACAGATTCTTAGACCAGTTGTTTCAGTTTCCAGATCCACTGACCCACGATGACTTGGTTGACGCTCTAGCCTACGTAGATCAGCTGGCACAAGTGGCGTACCACTACGATTACGAAATTGACGATCACGAAATACTTGATGTTGTGGCAGGTTACTAATGGTTTTCAGAAAATTTAATACCTATGGCATCTACGCTATCTCTGCCGTAGTATTTTTTACTATGGGCTACAGCATAGCTTTACTTTAAGGACAATACTATGGCAGAAGAAATCTTAAGTCCAGACCCGCTGATGATTCAGGAGTCTCTGGAAGAGTGGGTAATGACCAAGTGTGAGGACTGGCGTGATTACTATGAATCAAACTACGAAGCAAAGTTCGAAGAATACTATAGGCTATGGCGAGGTCAATGGGATCCTGCTGACTCCGAGAGAGCATCTGAGCGTTCTAGAATTATCTCTCCTGCGCTTCAGCAGGCTGTAGAATCTAACGTAGCAGAACTAGAAGAGGCCACGTTTGGTCGAGGCAAATGGTTTGACATTGCTGATGACAAGAACGATCCAGAGCGTCAAGATGTTCAGTACCTGCGTAACAAGCTCACAGAAGACTTTGAAGCGTGTAAGGTACGTAAGGCAGTTGCAGAGTGCTTGATTAACTCTGCTGTATTCGGCACAGGTATCGGAGAGGTGGTTCTTGAAGAAATTAAAGAGATGGCTCCAGCGACTCAACCCGTTATGGGTGGGGATCTTACGGCTGTGGGCGTTAATATTACGGACAGGATCGTTGTTAAGCTCAAGCCTGTACTACCCCAAAACTTCCTGATTGATCCTGTAGCTACGTCTATTGAAGACGCTATGGGTGTAGCTATTGACGAATTTGTGTCAAAGCACAGTGTAGAGCTACTGCAAGAACAGGGCGTGTACCGTGAAGCCTACATTGAGTCAGCGGCTCCTGATACAGACCTAGAGCCTGACCAAGACCTAACGATTTACAACGACGACAAAGTACGTCTTACTAAGTACTACGGTCTTGTGCCGCGTGAGTTGCTTGAGGCAGAAGACGTAGAAGTCGAAGACGACTCTATGTACGTCGAGGCCATCGTGGTTATCGCCAACGGTGGTACACTGCTAAAAGCTGAAGCCAACCCTTACATGATGGGTGATCGTCCTGTAGTTGCGTTTCCTTGGGACGTTGTTCCGGGCCGCTTCTGGGGCCGTGGTGTGTGCGAGAAAGGCTACAACAGCCAGAAGGCTCTAGACACCGAGCTACGCGCACGTATCGACGCACTGGGCCTGACGATTCATCCTATGATGGCTATTGACGCCACACGTTTACCCCGAGGCGCTAAACCCGAAGTACGTCCCGGCAAGATGATTCTCACTAACGGAGATCCTCGTGAAGTACTACAACCGTTCAACTTTGGTCAAGTCAACCAAATTACCTTTGCCCAAGCATCAGCGTTGCAGCAAATGGTACAGCAGGCTACAGGAGCGGTTGATTCAGCAGGAATCGCTGGAAACGTTAATGGTGAAGCTACTGCCGCTGGCATTTCTATGTCTCTTGGCGCTATTATTAAACGTCACAAGCGCACACTGATTAACTTCCAGCAGTCGTTCTTGTTGCCGTTTGTAACCAAAGCTGCACACAGGTATATGCAGTTTGACCCTGAGAATTATCCTGTAGCTGACTACAAGTTCAACGCTACGTCTACTCTGGGTATTATCGCTAGGGAATACGAAGTTACTCAGTTGGTACAACTGTTGCAAACCATGAAACAAGACAGTCCGCTGTACCCTGTGCTGATCCAAAGCATCATTGATAATATGAACTTGAGTAACCGTGATGAGCTGATTGCAGCAATGCAGCAGGCCTCTCAGCCTAACCCACAGGCACAGCAGATGGCTATGATGGCACAGCAGGCTCAACTTGAGTTCCAGCAGAGTCAGACCGCAGCTCTTGCAGCACAGGCTGCTGAGTCTCAAGCACGAGCACAGAAGTACGCTATCGAAACTCAGCTGGCTCCTGAAGAGCTTCAGATTGAGAAGATCAACGCGATTACCCGTAACCTCCAAACTGGAGATCAGGAAGACAAAGAATTTGAGCGTAGACTCAAAGTGGCAGACGCCCTACTTAAAGAAAACCAAATAGAAGGAAAACGTCAAAATGCTAATGACACAAACCGAAATGAACAGCTTCCTACACCAAATCAACCAAGCGTTCCAAGAGCAGTTCGACAAATTGGACTTGCTGGAGAACCGGGTCAAAGAACTGGAGGAGAAGGTTAATGCCGCAGAAAAAGGATCCAAGACTAGCACGAGCAGGAGTAAGCGGGTACAACAAGCCGAAGAGAACGCCTAATCATCCGAAGAAAAGCCACATTGTCGTTGCCAAAGAAGGCGACAAAGTAAAAACGATACGCTTTGGTGAACAGGGTGCTAAGACTGCTGGTAAACCTAAAGCGGGTGAAGGCGACAAGATGAAAAAGAAGCGAGCGTCATTTAAAGCTCGTCACGCAAAGAACATAGCCAAAGGCAAAATGTCTGCGGCTTACTGGGCAAACAAGGTAAAATGGTAAAATGGCTAAAGGCGTACCACACTACAAAAGAGATGGAACTCTGCACACTGGAGAAACCCACAAGATGCCTGACGGTTCACTGCACTCAGGTAAAACCCACACTAAAACATCAGTACCGCTGTTCCACATGAAAGACCTGCCTAAGACAGCAAAGGAGAAAGCTATGAAAATGTACGGAAGCAAGAGCAAACCTAAAGCAAAAGCTAAGAAAAAAGCAGCAGCAAAGCCTAAGCGTAAGCCGATGAAGCGAGGCTACTAGTGCCTGCTAAGAAAAAGAAAAAGGCAAACGATGCGTGTGCAAAGAAGGTCAAAGCCCGTTACAAGGTGTGGCCTTCTGCGTATGCGTCTGGTGCCGTAGCTAAGTGCCGCAAGGTAGGCGCTAAGAACTGGGGTAACAAAAGTGGCCGTAAGAAAAAGTAAAAAGGGTGCCGAACTCAAGAAATGGTTTAAGGAAGAGTGGGTCGATGTAAAGACCGGAAAGCCCTGTGGACGTAAATCTGCTACTAAATCTAAGCGTCCGTACCCCTCGTGCAGACCCAAAGCTGTCGCAGCTAAGATGACAAAAGCTGAAAAAGCCTCGTCATCTCGACGTAAAACTGGGCCAGCTAAGATTAAACACGCAGTTACAGCCTCTGGTAGAAGGCGAAAAACTACCAAAAATAAGAAATAATGCTTGACTTTTGCAAAAAAGTATGATATAATATATAGTGTACTTAGGTACATCTTATTAACAGAGACAACCGAAGAGGCCTCACGTGGATCAAGAAACACAACAGTACTACGACAACTACTTTAGTCTTTTTCTGACAGACGGTTGGAAACAACTAATGCAGGACTTTGGCAACAATGCTTTGAGTATTAACAGTATTGAAGCGGCTAAAGATGCTGACGATATGTTCTTTCGTAAGGGACAACTAAACGTATTAGCCCATTTACTGAACATGGAAACTATTGTCAAGACCAACTACGACGAAGCTACTAAGCCTTCTGAAGAAGAAGATGATTAAAGTATTTGACTTTCGTTGTACCAACGGACACACCTTTGAAGAATTTGTAGAAGCAGGCGTCACATCCAGTAGGTGCGGGTGTGGCGCTAACGCTACAAAGATTGCATCAGCAACTAAACACGTACTCGACGGTGCCTCTGGGGACTTCCCCGGAAGACACATGAAGTGGGTACGTGAACACGAACAAGCTGGGCAAAAGAGTCGGGAATCTCAACCTTAGAGGCAACTCCCATTTAATCCTCCATAACCTAATAATAATAGGCGGGGTAAGTTTAGAATGTCACGAGCAACACTTATAGATGAGCGTCAGGAAGAAGAACAAGAGTCAACAACCCAAGAGCTAGAGCAGGATACTGTAGAGACTCCCGAAGAGGAACAACCTCAACAGGAACCTGAGTTACCAGAAAAGTACCGTGGTAAATCTGTTGAAGACCTCGTACAGATGCACCAAGAGCTTGAGAAGTTTTCAGGCAAACAAAGTACTGAAGTTGGTGAGCTACGCAAACTTGTTGATGACCACATCCAGACACAACTCATTGCACAACAAGCACCTCAACAACAGCAACAACTTGACGATGAAGATGATGTAGATTTCTTTGTTGATCCTAAGACCGCTGTTAGTCGAGCTATAGACAACCACCCTAAAATCTTAGAAGCGCAGGCGTACACAGAGCAAGCCAAAAAGCAAGCCACGTTAGCCCAGCTTCAGCAGAACCACCCAGACATGGAAGCTGTACTACAGGATCCTAAGTTTGCTGAGTGGATCAAAGGGTCAAAAGTCAGAACACAGTTGTTTGTTCAGGCTGACCAAGGGTACGATTACGATGCTGCGAACGAACTGTTCAGCCTCTGGAAAGAGAAGAACCAAGTAGTTCAACAGACAGCGCAAGCTGAAAGAGTAGCCCGTAAGAGTGCAGTAAAGTCAGCTAACACAGGCAACGCTCGCGGAACAGCAGAAGGATCACGTAGAAAAGTTTATCGTCGTGCTGACATTATTAAACTTATGCGAACCGACCCAGAGCGTTATCAGTCCATGTCGGACGAGTTACTAAAAGCATACGCAGAGGGTCGAGTTAAATAGCCTAAAGGAGAATTACAATGGCTGGTGAAACCTCTGGTGCCTATTTTACAGCTAATGCTGTAGTAGACAAAACTGCTGCTGGGACTTTTATCCCAGAAATCTGGAGCGATGAAGTAATCGCTGCTTACCAAAAGAACCTGAAGATGGCTCCCCTTGTCAAGCGTCTCGCTATGACTGGCAAGAAGGGTGACGTTATTCACGTACCTAAGCCTATCCGTGGCTCTGCGTCTGCTAAGGCAGAAGCTGTAGCTGTTACGATTCAGGCTAACCTTGAGTCAGAGTTGACGATCACTGTAGACCGTCACTTTGAGTACTCGCGTCTGATCGAAGACATCGTAGAAGTACAGGCTCTGTCCTCTCTGCGACAGTTCTACACTGAAGACGCTG